GTATTGCTTCACCTAGAAATGACTCAAGGTTTGGCATTGGATGTTTCTTAAACATCTGTAATAAATGTTGCTTCGAGTGAGTACCGTGTAAAGTTTCTTGCAAAGCATAAGGAGACAGATATGAACTGTCAGACCAGTCACCTGTCTCCTCTAAGTATTTGATTGTATTGTCTATCTCCTCTACTATCTTAGTGTCACTATGTTGTGATGGAAATATCTCAATGGGAAAAAGTTGCATTACTAAGTTCTTCAATTCGATAATGTCTTGCGAGTTGTTGATCTAAACCAAAGATCTCTACATCTGCATTGTCTGGTGCATCAAATATGTATGTCTCAAATGGCATCACTACTTTCTCTAACCAAAAATCTTTTGCCATACATTTAAAGATGATCATTTTATTTGATTCATTTCTGTAGGAGTAACTATTCATTCTGTAACTCCTTTAGTTTCTGATGGCAATGATCAATAATCTCTTGCCTGTAGAACATCAGTTCTTCAAAGCAATCTTGATTGTATGCACAAGATCTCAGTTTAGTATCAGGTTTGTGTAGACTCTCTATCAACAGGGTCAGTCCCCTCTGCTTCTTCTCTGATTCCTGTGTCATCGGCATCTTGTGTTTGTTTCTTAACATTATATATGGAATCGTCTAATTTTGCAAGTTCTCCAAGCAAACTCTTTTGATATTTCTTTTCCTTCTTCATTTTTTTACGAAGAGTCTCAGGATCATCCTTATATTTTGTACCTATCTTTACGATACGTTGTAGTTCATCGTGTGATTGCTTTAGTCTTCTATCCCAGAAGGCATCTTTGTTTAGAGGGGTCATACTGCGTCGTCAATAATGAATCTGAATTGTCTGAAATGTGCATTTCTAGACCTACTACTGTTACTATACCACACAGTTGAACTTCTGTCGTGTGATGATTGATATAATCCCCACTTAGCAGTTCTAGTATTGATAGATGTCTCTGAGTTATTCAATCTTATTCTTTGAGGTAAGATCTTTTCTTGTGGATAGTAAGGTGTTGTAGTTTCTGCACCTTCATTGTTTATAAGTTTCTCATCTCTTACAGGAAACTCCCAAGTAAATTCCATACCATCGGCATACCCTTGACCTGCACTTATAATAGAGTCTACTGTCCATCTGAACTGGTATCCTTTCCTAGTCTCAGGTGCTGTTTGTGTATCAGTTTCTTTATAGATTAACTCTGCTCTCATTCTTAATTTCATTCCATTAGTTCCTTCTAAGTCAAAGTCGTGATAGAAATAGACTGGTTCTCCTGCTGCATTTTTTCTCTGCCAGTATTGTATTAGAGTAGCAGGTTCTCTATACATCATTGTTACTGCTGATGATGTATCCTCTACACTCACAGCAAATAATTTCTCTACAAGATCACTGACTTGACTGTCAAAATAATTTGCTGTTGGTGAACCTGACGCTATGAGAATAGCAGGTGATGGTAAACCATATGCACCAACATCATTATCTTCATTAAGTGTTCCAAATGATAATTGATTTACAGCACCACCAGAAACACAAGAAGCAGTGTCAAGACTGTTTACTACAATACCTTGTCTGAATATTGTACCAAGAGTCTTGTCTTTACCGACAAAGAATTTTTCTAATTGACCTATTCTATATCCACCACTACCCATATCAATGATACTTTCTACACGGAATCTCATACCATTTGTCACTGACTCATACTTAATGTTAAGTGATAGTCCACCTGCACCAATAGACCTAACAATATAACCTACACTATCATCATCTGTTCTTACTTGGTTCACGTGTGTAGGACGTGGTGTAACTGTCAAGTAGTTGTTTGTAAATCCTCCACCACTTGACCACGCAGACACTGTATTACTTGAATCATTTACATCATACAATGAGAATGATCCAGGCATACCACAATTCAAATTAATATCTGGAACGTTATGTGATGTTGTTGTAAGTTCTACTCCAAATATATTAATAATCTCTTTTGTACTCTCATTATGTAAAGCAAAGTGTGGTGTAACTGATGCGTTATAATGACCTGCTTCAATACTAGCAACTCTAAATGTAATATCATCACCTCTAACTATATCAAAAGTATGTAATGGTGTACCTATCTTTGTCCACTCATCTACGTGTGCTTCATCTTCAAAGATCATTACATTATTTTTATACAGTTGATACTTGAATACAGTACAGTCACCGATACCACCTGTCATACCACCGTGTGATCTTAAACTTATACTTCCATCTTGTATAGCAGTAATTGTTTGTGCAGTGTTATGTTTAATCATATAATCACCTACACAATTACTACAACCTGATACCACTGAATCACCTTCTGCAACTTGACCACAACCAGTACGTGCCATTTCCATATTCTTAAATCCTGTAGGATCAAACATATAATCTTCACAAGATTGAATAGAACCCAACTCTCTAAACTCAGGTTCTACCAACTCTTTAAATACATAACCTGCAATACCCTCATAGTACCAAGGAGATCCATTGTAACTCATACGATATGATATTTTCATATCATCGTAGTCATCATCACCATTCAATAGATCTTCCCACCACTGCCACCAACGTGATGTCCATCTTGTAAAGTTTTTATTATTCCAGTTCAGTCTTCTCTCACTAAACATACTGAGGTTTTGTTCTGCTGAATTTAGATTAGTTCTCCAACCGTTACTTGTCTGAGAGAATGTCAATACATCATTCTGTGCTACAGAACTACCATTAGCAGTGTAACCATTAGGAACCATAACAAATCCTATTTTACAAGGAGCGTATTGATTTAGAATTGTTTTTGAAATTGTATGTGATAAGTATCCAGTAGCATCTGTAGCATTAGGAAGAATGACTTGACCATATGCAGGGTTATCATTTGTGTCAGTAATATAATATCCAAAAGTATTTTTATATGCTGCACCACCACGTTGACAATTAAACTCAATTAATATATCAGCATCAACCTGACCTGCAATATTATAAAATCCTCCTGTCAAAACAGGTTCTATTAACTCTCCACCAATAGGTGTTAAAGAATATCTATGATCACCTGATGTAGGATTCCAATATCTATGTAAAGTTGATAGTTGTTCTCCATCACCTAGGGAACTAATCCCATCAATTTTCTCACGGAAAATGTAAGAAATAACATCAGTTCTAGATCCCATACCATAAGCATCCATAGATGATTGCTCTGCCTCTGGGTTCATAGTCAACATAGTATCTGTCTGACTAGCACTATATGAAACGTAAAGAGGATTTGATCTAGGTTCTTGTTGATTATGTCCGTAAAATATAATGCTCGATGATGTGTAACTATTATCAGGAGGAGTAGAATTTAAACTATAGTGATGGTTTGTAGGTGATACGTGTTCATACACTGCTCTACGTTCTGGAACACAGTTCTTTACACATACCCTGTTAGATGTTCTATTAAAATCTTGAGTGAAAAAGTTTTCACAATCTGGATTAGGAGGTTTCCAATCACCACCTGCATATGGTTTGAGCATACATTCAATATGATCAAACATACAATCAGGTATCTTACCTATATCTTCTTCACAATCTACCTCTGAGGATGGGTCATATGGATCGTTAAAGCACTCTGCACCAGAGTTAGGATCTCTAGGGTCTTCAAGTTCTATTTTAATTTTACTCGGTACACCTATGTCTTCTAATCCAAGACCTTTTAAATGATCTACAATATATCCAATGTCATATTCTAATGGTCCTAAATCTGCAATACTTGTATCAGGTTCAGCAAAGTTAGGTATAGTCTTTGTTGATTGTGAAGGGTAACATTGACCTACCAAGTTTTCTATTATCTGATTTACTGTTGCATCAACAGGAGTACCATCACCTTTTATATTTGAACCACCGCCACCAGAAGGCACCTCCTGTTGTCCCTGAGACTGGTCGTCCGAGGGGTCACAGTTTTGTTGAAACCAACCGTTGTCACCTGACATATCTTTTTAGTTATTTATGAGCAAGCACACACTAAATTTCTATCTCCATATACATTATCGATACGTGAAACCGATGCCCAGAATTTATTAGTCTGATTCATTGGGTATGCTGCTTGTTCTCTTGAGTATGGATACTTCCATTCAGTCTTAGTGCACATCTTAGATGTGTGTGGAGCGTTCTTAAGTATCTCTGGTATAGTATCTATCTCTTCTCTGATACTTTTTAAAGAACTAACAAATCTTTTTAACTCATCTAATGATTCTGACTCTGTAGGTTCTATCATCATAGTTCCTGCAACAGGCCACGACAGAGTTGGTGCGTGAAAACCATAGTCCATTAGTCTCTTTGCTACATCTTCAGCAGTCACTGGTAGATTACGACAGTCTATGATACATTCGTGTGCAACTCTACCATTACTTGCTTTATATAATACTGGAAAGAACTCATCTATTTCTTGAGCAATCCAGTTTGCTGATAGTAATGATACAGCACTTGCTTTTCTAAGTCCATCAGCACCCATCATACGAATGTACATCCAACTAATAGGAAGTATAGATGCACTACCTTGTGGTACAGCAGACACACGTTGATGTATAAAAGGTGATAGATGTTTTGCTACACCAATAGGTCCGACACCTGGTCCGCCACCACCGTGAGGAATACAAAATGTTTTATGTAAATTCATATGACATACATCAGCACCATACTCACAAGGTTTAGCAAGACCAACCTGTGCATTTAGATTTGCACCATCAAGATATACCTGTCCACCAAACTCGTGAACGATAGAACATATTTCTTTGACAGTAGATTCAAATACACCGTGTGTTGATGGGTACGTAATCATACAGCAAGCAAGTTCATCTGCTTCTAGGTATGCTTTATTTCTTAGATCGTGAATGTCAACGTTACCTTCATCATCACAATCAACAGTAACAACTTTCATTCCTGCCATCACTGCTGATGCAGGGTTAGTTCCGTGTGCACTCTTAGGTATCAAACATACGTTTCTCTTAGGATTTCCGTTGTGTTTATGGTAGTCTAAGATTGCTAATAGACCTGCATACTCACCCTGTGATCCTGCATTAGGTTGTAATGATACTGTATCAAATCCTGTGATGTCACATAACCATTTCTTTAAGTCATCTATAATTCTTGTGTAACCTTTAGACTGATCCATTGGAACCATAGGATGTAAGTTCATCTCATCCCAAGTAACAGGCATAAGTTCTGACGCTGCATTTAATTTCATAGTGCAACTACCTAGAGGTATCATACCATTTACTAATGAGAAATCTTTTGCACCTAACTCATAGATGTAACGCATCATATCTGTTTCACTATGATACTTATTAAATACATCCTGTTTTAAAAATGGTAAGTCTCTCTCTGGTATTCCAATCCATTGTGTATCAAGAGTTGAATCCCATACTGCTCTGATGGATACACCAGTTGATACAAAATCATTTTGTGAGTCTACAATATCTTTGACCTCATCTAATGTAGTCAACTCATCTAATGATAAAGTAACCCAACCTTGATAGTCATACTTAACATTAAAATTATGTAAAGGTGCTTGAGATTTGAATCTAACTGTATCAAACCCTTCTGAATCATCTACCTCTATACCAGACCAAGTTAGTGCTCTTAATAAAGTTGCTCTCAGTCTTCTAATCCTTAATGCTATTGCCATAAGACCATCTGGTCCGTGGTATGCAGCATAGAATCCTGCCATATTAGCAAGCAGTGCTTGTGCTGTACATATATTACTGGTTGCTTTGTCTCTTCTTATATGTTGTTCTCTTGTCTGTAGTGCAAGACGATAACATTTATTACCTTCATTATCAACAGACTGTCCTACAATCCTACCTGGAATTTTTCTTTTGTGCTTGTCTGTAATAGCAAAGAACGCTGCGTGTGGTCCACCAAATCCCATAGGAACTCCGAACCTTTGCATACTACCAACTGCAATATCAAATCCCATATGTCCTACAGGTTTCATTAATACTTGTGCCATAGGATCTACAGCAGCAATAGTCATTACTTTTAGATCTTTACACCAAGATATTAAACCATCCATTATCTTAATCTTACCATCCACATTAGGCATTTGCATTATCATTCCGAAGGCATCATCAACAAAGTCTTCTATACTTATAGATGAGAATATATCCATCGTCACAATCTTTATTCCTAACGGTCTTGCACGGGTCTGTAACACCTCGTAAGTCTGTGGGTATATGTATTTGTCAACTATGAATGTATTCTTATCTTTTGTATTATTATATGCCAGTATCATTGCTTCAGCAGCAGCAGTTCCTTCATCTAATAAAGAAGCGTTTGCAATAGGTAAACCTACAAGTTCTGTTATTAATGTTTGATAATTAAATAATGCTTCTAATCTTCCTTGTGAAATCTCTGCTTGGTATGGTGTATATGATGTGTACCAAGATGGATTTTCTAATACGTTTCTCTGTATGACAGGAGGTGTGATCGTTCCATAATATCCTTGACCTATAAGAGATCTCTTGATCACATTCTCACTCATAATTTCTTTGAGTTCTGCAAGTGCAGTGTTCTCATTTAATCCTACAGGAACATCATTTAATGATTTGTATAAAATACTATCTGGAACTACTTCACGAACAAGTGAATCTAAATTAGTAAGACCAAGATCGTGTATCATCTTAGTCTGTTGTTCGTCAGTAGGACCTATGTGACGACGGATAAAATCTGACATTAACCGAATGTATGTATGTTATAAGATTTGCGGACAGGTGGATACAAAATTTTCTTTGGTTGTTTAACTGTTAAGTATATCTTAAGTAGTTTTTTTGATTTCATACTACTAATTATAACACATAAAAAAAGGACCTGCAAAACACCAATAAAGCAGATCCTTTTTTAAGATTGAAAGGGAGGTTGGGTTCCTGTGTACCAACAAATAACGGGCATTACTACAGAAGTAAAAACGTTATTGCCTGAGACCCGATCGGTTGAATCGGTTCTACTTTCGTAGCAGCACCACCTGTGTCTCATCACCTTAACTAGCGGTTGCCAGTAAGTTTATTCAGTCACTCCCACGTCGCGTCCGACTCTAATAATATAGCAGACTCGTCACAGGTTGTCAACCCCTTATGAAAATTAATATGTATTGTCTCGATGAAGACAAGAGACCCTACGATAATTAGATTACATACGGTCAGAGGATGAGTAAGATATTTCAAGGCATAAAAAAAGACCCCTACTATGTAGAGGTCTAGTATCTCGAACAAATATATTTATCCGATTGAAGGTGCTGTTAAAGCAACTTCTGTAGTCTCAGCAGATGCTAAGTCTAATGGGAAGTTGTGAGCGTTACGCTCGTGCATTACTTCCATACCTAGGTTTGCTCTGTTTAGAACGTCTCCCCAAGTTGGGATAACTTTACCATTAACATCAACAACTGATTGGTTGAAGTTAAATCCGTTCAAGTTGAATGCCATTGTACAGATACCCATAGAGGTTAACCATACACATACAACTGGGAACACTGCTAGGAAGAAGTGAAGACTTCTTGAGTTGTTGAATGAAGCATACTGGAAGATAAGACGACCAAAGTAACCGTGTGCTGCTACTATGTTGTATGTTTCTTCTTCTTGTCCAAATTTATATCCGTAGTTTTGACTCTCGGTTTCTGTTGTCTCCTTAATTAAAGAAGATGTAACTAGAGACCCGTGCATTGCACTGAAGAGACTACCACCGAACATACCTGCTACACCTGCCATATGGAAGGGGTGCATTAGTATGTTGTGCTCTGCTTGGAACACAAACATAAAGTTGAATGTACCTGAGATTCCTAAAGGCATACCGTCTGAGAAAGATCCCTGACCAAATGGGTACACTAGGAATACAGCAAATGCTGCTGATACAGGTGCTGAATATGCTACACATATCCAAGGTCTCATACCTAATCTGTATGATAGTTCCCACTGTCTACCCATATAAGCAGAGATTCCGATAAGGAAGTGGAAGATTACCAACTGGTATGGACCACCATTATATAACCATTCGTCTACTGTTGCTGCTTCCCATATAGGGTAGAAGTGTAGACCTATTGCGTTTGAAGATGGAACTACAGCACCAGAGATGATGTTGTTACCATATAAAAAAGAACCCGCAACTGGTTCTCTGATACCATCGATGTCCACAGGAGGAGCAGCGATGAATGCTACGATGAAACACGCTGCTGCTGCAAGCAAACAGGGAATCATTAAAACACCAAACCAACCAACATAAAGTCTGTTGTCTGTTGATGTTACCCACTCACAGAATTCTGGCCACCCTGCTAGGAGACCGCCTGATCTGCGGGATTGAGTTGAAAGAGTTGTCATTAGTAAGACGTTTAAGTAGGGCATCAAGGGTAGATGCGAAACTTATTTCCAGTAATCCCTCACTACTGGATATGAAAGACGAAGTATTATACTGCCTATAGGTCTTGGTTTAAGAGCAGTTTGTACGCAGGGTGACGATAATTTCGGGTCCTTTGTAAAAAAAGATCGAGGAAGTTACAAAACTTCACGATCTACTTATTATATATGCGTTTCAACACTTTGTCAAGTATTACATTCCATTCCAGAATGTATCTGTTGGTGTTGCCATATTTCTTGAGATAAAATACAGACCTACGTTGCATAGAAACCAATAGATATTAGTTATCCACGCTTGTCTCCAACAATATCTTCTATTAGATTGTACGATATACATATTTCTTTCATTCATTGATGCGTCAACAGATAAAGGTCTAAACTTTATCCACTGTTCTAATAACAATGAGATTATAAAACCAACAGCAAAAATGTAGAACAAAAGGTTTAGGAACCCTGCTGCTGTGAATAGGAATGGAAGCATTTTACTCTCCGAGTGTGTGTACTACTGGTTTCTCATTTCTGAGTATGTTATATAGATCTCTGTTCTCTGCTGTAGATACTGGATAGAACTCAGCACTAGCATCAAACCCATCATATCTCTATGCCTGATTAATTACTATTGAACCATCAGGTCCTGACTCTGATCTATGGAATGTACCACGTGGTATTACTAGAGCACCACTATGTACATTGAGATGTACTATGTGATATGGATATTTCCAATCTCTATTTACTAATTCAAAGGTTCTCTCACCCTGTATCACCCTGTTAACATCGTCTTGGAAACTATGAATGTAGAACTGTTTACCTCCCACACAATCAGGTGGTGGAGATATAGCAGGACCTGTATGTATTACAAGGTCACTAGCATTAGATTCCTCAACAGATATATCATAAAAGATAACACTGTCCGTTTCTCTGAACACACGGTGTCTTCTAAATTGTATGTCACTCATTGAAATACTTTTCTATTATATCAATACGTTCCTGTTCTTTAGCAATCACATCAATTTGATCTTGAATTGCACCTAGAACGTCAGGATGTTCTCCGATACCCACAGGATTGGCAAGATAAACTTCTATGTTCATCTTTGATTTTTTAATACTACCAACAGAGAGTGCTTTGAGTGCTTCTAACATTTCTCTTCTCATAATTAATCCTTCTTAGGTTTGTTTGATTTTGTGCTGTAAAGCATAAGACCTAGAGTTAGTAACCCTAGGAAAACTGATGCCATAGGACCAACTTCTAGTTCCATATGGGGTATCAATGCGTGTCTACATTCATTCCAAGTTCCAGGAAGAGTATAGATTGGTGGACAAGATAGAAAAATCATTACTGTACATAAGCGAATTGTGGGAGATACAATATCATAACAGATATTATTAAAAGTATCAATAAATATGACACTTTCATTAAGTTAGTCTCCAAGTATATCTATGTTATATCTTACACGAAATGCTTCGTCTAGTCCATCTGTGTCAGTATTACCACTTGTAATCCAGTAGTCACAAAACTCGTAAACTTTTTGGTTGTCACAAACTTTGAAATACTTTTTCAGTTGTAGGTAAGATTTTGTTCTGAGTGAAAGGTCAGTCATCTTGTACTCTTCTTATTCTAGTTTTATTGTAGACCATATTTTGAGATTGTCTACAGAGGTAAAGATAAAATTCAGATTTTGCATCAGATAAATTACGATAGTTATTCATCTTAATCCACTTGTTTGAATTTTCTGTTTGGTACTCAAGTCTATATTTCATAAAAAAGGTAGCGTTAGTGCTACCCTTATATATTATGCGTAAAATAAACTTGTTATATTGCCATTGATGGCAAATGCTGCGAGTACTACAGCAAAAAGTAATTGATACTTCATTATGCTCCTGATGGTGCGTAGTTATAAACAGGAGTCATTACTCCTCCTCCACCGTCGTCATCATCATCGTCATCATCAAAAGGCAAGTCACCTAGCATCAAGTAACTGCATACAAATACCGTAATTACTGGTAAAAAAGGAAACAGTATAGTATTGACCCAAGTATTATAATCTGCCTCTAAGATCATTAAACAAATCCTGGTATGATTTGTCCTGTTGTTAAGTAGGCACCTAGTCCTGCAACGATACCTAGCATTGCTAGTCTTCCGTTGAGTTTTTCAGCAACTAACTTTTCTTTTTCGATTGGTTTTTTGTTTGTCATTATACGAATACGTTGGTTAATGTACTTGCTCCTAGTGCCATTGCGAAAATGTATGGCACAATTCTAAGTGGCACTGGATGTCTGTTCATTTAGAATATACCTGGAATGATTTGACCTGTGAATGTGTATGCACCAACTGCTGCTACAAAACCTAGCATTGCTGCCCATCCGTTAAATCTTTCTGCTTCTGGAGTCATTAGTTTTTCCTCTTTGTTGATTGTGAATTGTGATTGAAATTTCATTAATAGAATCCTGGAATTATCCATCCAGTAAAACCGTAGTTTATTACAGCGATGGTGAAACCCATCATTGCTAATCTACCGTTTGTTTGCTCTGCGTTCTTCCAATAGTTCATTAGAAGATACCTGGAATGATTTGTCCTGTAGTTGCATATGCACCTATCAATGCTACGAATCCGATCATCGCCCAACGACCGTTGACTTTCTCAGCATTCTGAGGATAACCTTCGTAGGAAACAGACTCATCTATGTAAGGTCTGGTTTCGGTTGGGAAGGCATTTTGTCTTCCACCTGATTCAGTAATAACTGTCATTGTCTTTTGTAAAGAAACGTTACATATATTATATAGCATTGTAAAGATTTGTGTCAAGTATTTTAAAAAAATGAGTACAAATTCCTACTCAATGTGCTGATATGTAAACTTATATTAAGAAATTAGTGTAGCATCTGTATCAGAAGTGTCACTACTCTCATCTCTTACGTAACAAGGAGGTCCTGATGGGTCTAACCATTTGGTGTACTCGAAGTCTTCTATAGCGGTCATCATCTGATCCATATTGTCACAGTAGTACATTGTTTTGTATCTCTCTGTGTACTCATCAAACTTTAGGATACGACAATCTGGTTTGCCATTGATCTCTAAATCACCACAAGTAACATACTTGTATGGAAATCTTTCGTGAATTAATTGCATAATAATATTGTTAGTGTAGTTATTATACACAAAAAAAGACCCCTTGTGTAGGGGTCTATGTGACAGATTCAGAATCGTAATAGTCTTTTTTATAATAACGACCAAGTATGTTGCTGTTATAGTATGCAGGTGTACCGTCTTTTAATTTTTCTGTTAGTACATTGTTGGCAAATAACTGTCTTGTCTCCTCATAGTTTGTCTTTCCAACGGTGGGATGTAAGGAGAGTATTCTTCTTGTAAAACATTGCTTTCCGTACTCCTTAATATCTCGCTTAAGATCTGGACAACTTCCGTAGTAATTCTTCCAGTCGCTTTCACTCGTACGTCTCCTACCTCCACCTCTAGGTTTTCGTTTTTGAACAAAGTATTTGCGTCCGATATACTTTTGTCCAGTGCGTTCGTTTGTGATGACATAGACGAACCCGTAACTACTCCCAATGTCAATGCTGTTAAAGATATTGCTATCAAAGATCCACGGGTTATCATAGTGTTGTTCATTCGTGTTCGACTCCTTCTTGCTCATACTGTGGTAATGTATCAGGTCCCTCAGTGTATATATCAATGTCTGAGTAGATCTCTGATTCTAATTCATTTACTAGGTACTTTAATTCTCCTAGTAAGACTTTGAGTTTGTCTTTATCCATTGTGTAAGTCAGATAATAGTGCCTTCCAATCTTTATTAAACTGTGCTAAACCTACATCTGTCAAGACGTGGTTATACATTTTGTCAAATATACCTATTGGCATAGTAACTACATCAGCACCTGCTTTGTAACTGTCTGTGACCTGTTTAACATCCCTTATAGAAGCAGATAATATCTGTGTCTCTATGTCGTGCATCATATACAAATCTGATATACCTTTTATTAATCCGATACCATCAAATGAATTGTCATTAACACGTCCTACGAAAGGTGAGACGTATGTTGCTCCTGCTTTTGCTGCAAGAACTGCTTGTGCTTCTGAGAAGATTAAAGTTACATTTGTTTTGATACCATCTTCAGTTAAATCTGAGCAAGCAAGTAAACCTTGTTTGTTACAAGGTAATTTAATTGTTACATTGGGTGCTATCTGATAGTAATCTACTGCCATCTCTAGCATTTCATCTGCTGTTTCACCAGTAACTTCGGCACTTACAGATGAACTCCAAGAAAATAGTTCACAGATTTTTTGAATGACATCAAGAGGTTCCATACCTTGTTTCTTCATCAAGGTTGGATTAGTTGTAACCCCATCAATTAGACCAGTTTCTACTGCGGGTTTGAGTAATTCTGGGTCAGAACAATCTAGAAAAATTTTCATTGGTCCTTTCCGTTTCATCATTGTTATTTATTTTTAATAAAAAAAAGAGACCCTTGCGGATCTCTATATTATAACATTAATTTTCTGTTTGTCTAGGGTTATGCAGAAACCAGTTATTAATTTTGAATGTATCTAATTGAACCCATTTAGCGTAGTGCACTCCTCTATAGCATAGCATAGCGAATACCTCTTTCGGATCGTGGATCTCAGGATCATACTCTGGTAAATCATAGTCAAGACCCCAACTAAAATGGATTCTTAACATACCTATCCCTCCAACCTTTGCAGTAGACGGACTTCAAAATAAAATAGTGAAAGGGCGACTGCCATAAGGAGGGTTATTTGAGTAACAATCATCATTTGTTCTCCTCCTTTACTTTTAAACCTCTATAAACGAGATTCTTTTGTTGTGGTTGTTGAGTCTTCTGACTCTGTACACGAGCATCGGTATCGTAAGGGATACCTCTATAAGTTACTTGTGCCATTTGTTTGCTCCTAAAGTAATTGGACTTTTTTAAGATCCGTTCCTTCAGTCGTTTGCGTCCTTACAATACAACCCTTGTGTTTCTCCAAACTCATAGTAAAGATCAACAATCTCTTGTCTATCTTTATCACTAAGATCTGGATAGACCTTAGCACGATCTACAAGTTCGTTGATGTCTCCACAAGAGACGGTAACTACCTGAGTAGATGCTACTAAGAGTGCAAGCATATGTATCATAGGATGAACGCTCCGTTCCGCGACTTACTTGCGTCCAATGATAAAGACATCACATCTATCGTCTGATACCTTCGTTCTGAAGTAATCTATAAGATACTCCTTGGCATCGGGTATAAGATTCTGATCGCTCATAATCTCTACCCTATTCTGATTCCACTCTGAACAAGACATCTCCCAATGAGATGGATTGTGTTCAGCAATTAGAAACCCCGATAGTGCAAGACTAATCATTTAGATGAACGTTTGTAAATAATAATAACATATTCTTAGAGAAATGTCATCATTCACATATATTTATACAACTAAGAGGTTTTAATACCTTCTGTTACAACTTGAACCCTTTGAAGGTATCAGAAGTTACGTCTTGTTTAATACCACCTACAACATAAGATTCTATTTCAGTTTCTTGTGGTGCATTCTGTTGTCCTCTGGAGTTTAACCAGTGCTCTGTCCAAGGTAGAGGATTGTTTCTTAAAGGTATATCATAGATTGGATCTATACCTATCGCTTTCATTCTACGATTAGCAATCCATTCTACATACTGACCTAACAGTTTAGCATTCAATCCTATCATACTACCATCTTTAAATAAGTATTCTGCCCACGCTTTCTCTTCGTTTACTGCGTTGACAAACATCTCAGTTACTCTATCTTTCTCCTCCTTAATTATCTGGAGCATTATTGGGTCGTCCCCTTGTGCCCACTTTCCGAGGATTTGTTGAGTAAGGACAAGATGTTGTGCTTCGTCTCTTGAGATGAGGGAGATAATTTTTGCTGATCCCTCCATAAGTTTAAGTTCTCCAAATGCAAACGAGCACGCAAAGGAGACATAGAAGCGAATTCCTTCCAAAATGTTGACATTTACTACTGCCCTATAAAGTTTACGTTTTAATTCAACGAGTTCATAGTGACCAAGAGGTACACCGTCAAGGTTGTGTACCCACATATTACCAGATCCATACTGTTGTGCAGCGTTTATGAAGTCATCATACGCTTCTGTAACACTCTTAGCACGTGCAAGTATCTTTTCATCGTCTAAGATAGTGTCAAAGACAACTGATGGGTCTGGATATACATTCTTAATTATATGTGTGTAACTTTTTGAGTGTATCATCTCAAAAAATTCCCACGCAATCATAGCAGATTCTAACTCAGGTATTGAACAGTAAGGGATGAAAGCAAGACCAGGACCACGACCTTGTACAGAGTCAAGGAGGATCTGATACCTGAGATTTGATGTAAAGATGTGTTTCTGTGTGTCATTTAATGTAGCAAAGTCACTTCGATCTTTTTGTAGAGAGACTTCTTCTGGTCTCCAGAAGTATCCTAGTTGTTGATTAGTTAGTTTATCAAACACTGGGTACTTAGCACCGTCATATCTTTGGACTCCTAGAGGTGGTCCGAAGAACATAGGAGGATTGGTATTGTTTTTTTCTTTATTAAATACCGTTACTCCTTTTATTTTTGTCTTTGGCATTTGTTGATCGTCGTTGTTAAGTTTAAACTTTGCAACTGTCACAGTCTTCCTCCTGTTCTAATTCTTGTATGAGTTGATTTAATCTTTGATTGGTTTCATCCATAGGCACATCATCCCTCCATCCCATTGGGTGTGCAGGTTCTTCGACATCTTTCTTAGCGTCGTATGTATTTTGATAGTATGATGTTTTCCAACCGTATTTGTATGTGGTAAGAAGATCTTGTGCCATAACAGAGACAGGAACCTCATCATTGTCATAGTTCTCTGGATTGTAACTCCAGTTTCCACTGATTGCCTGATCAAAAAACTTTTGCATAACTGATGTAACTTTGATATACCCTTCGTTAGATGGCATATCCCATAGTAATGTGTACTTGTTTTTCAGATAGGGAAACCCTGGAACAATCTGCTTAAGAGGTCCTTTCTTTGACTTCTTAACGGACAAGTAGTCTCTAGGTGGTTCAATTCCATTTGTTGCATTTGACACAACGGAACTGCTCTCTGAAGGCATCTGTGCGGACAGTGTTGAGTGCCTGAGACCGTGCTCCAAGATAGATGCCCTAAGAGATTCCCAATCATACTTGTATTCCTCTTTTGTTATCTGATCTACCTCACTCTTATATGTATCTATTGGTAAGATTCCATCAGAATATTTTGTGTGAGAAAAACCATCACACGCACCCTTCTCTTTTGCTATCTCATTTGATGCTTTAAGAAGATTATATTGGAATGCTTCAGTAAGGTTATGTACTAGATCATATGCACCTTGATCGTTATACTTAAATCCATTCTTTGCTAGGTAATGTGCTAGACCGATGTATCCGATGCCCAAGGAGCGTCTTGCAAGGGTGCTACGTCGTGCTGCTGCAACAGGGTAGCGTTGGTAATCAATTAGTTCTTCTAGTCCACGAACTGCAAGGTCACATAGTTCTTCCAACTCATTAAGAGTACGGAGTTTACCTACGTTAATAGCAGATAGAATACACAATGCAATCTCACCACCGTCTTCATCTATATGATCTACAGGATCAGTGGGTAGAGTTATCTCCTGACATAGGTTACTCATATTAACCTTGTCTTTAAATGATGAATGAGTATTAACGTGATCTATATTCATAATGTATAGACGACCAGTCTCTGCTCTCTCCTTTAAGAAGTTTAGAATAAGATCTTGTGCACCTATTTTTTTCTTAGGTACTGATTCATCCATCTCATACTGAACATACAGTGAATCAAACTCAGGAGTTCCAAACGCATCATATAATCCTGGGACATCGTGTGGTGAGAAGAGTGTAATTTCTCCATTTTCGATAAACCTTCTATAGAATAGTTCACTGAACTGAATACTATAGTCAAGTTTCCTTACTCTATTATCTTCTGTTCCTTTATTATTTTTTAAGACAATGATGTCTTCTATTTCTTGGTGCCAGATGGGGAAGTGGACAGTCGCTGATCCACCTCTAATGCCATTTTGAGTGCAACATCTGACAGTTGCTTCAAACTTTTTGAGGAACGGTACAACACCCGTGTGTTGAACTTCTCCACCCCTGATTTTACTGTTGATCCCACGGATGCGACCTGCGTTGATACCAATCCCTGCCCTTTGTGCAACGTAACGACCAATGGCCATATCAGAAGTAAAAATACTATCCAAGGTGTCGTCAACATCAACCAAAACGCAAGACGCAAACTGCCGAAGAGGTGTTCTAACACCTGCGAGAACTGGAGTTGGTACATTGATTTTCCCTTTGGAGGTTGCTGTGTAGTAGCGTTTAACATAATCGAGTCTTTTATCTTTAGGATAATCTTGGAACAATGTTGTAGCAACCATTATGTACATATACTGAGGAGTCTCATAGACTCTACCAGTGCTACGGTCTTGTACAAGATACTTATCTACGATCTGTCTCAACCCTGCGTAGGTAAATCCATAGCAACGTTGATGATCTATATAAGAATTTAGTTCTTCCCACTCTTCATCGTCATATTTCTTTAGGATACCACCATCATATACTCCTGCTTCTGCACAAGTCTTAACGTGATCTTTTAGTTTAGGGTATCCTGTATTACTCCACTCAGGAAATACTTGTTTACGAACACTAAACAATAATAATCTTGCTGCTACAAATTGATAGTTAGGTGAATCTAAACTAATCAAATCACTCGCAGATTTAATAAGAATATTTTGAATCTGTTCTGATTCAATACCATCAAAGAACTGTAGACCACTATTCATTTCTACTTGTGATGATGATACACCTGTTATGTCTTCACAGGCAAACTCAACCATTTGATGTATCTTGTCGAGGTTGAGAGGTTCGGCAGTGCCATCCCTTTTAATTACGTTCATACTTTTTTCCAGTTTTGAAATTTAACTTGTGCTGTTAACCCTGAGTAGGTGTTTGATTCTACTATACTTTGAACATTATGTCCAGACAGAATCATATCGTTGACATCCTTTTCCTTTATGGAGTTATCCCAGATGACGACTTTGTAACCTCCTGATATTGCTTTTGCAATTCGGTCGGTGATTTGTTTGTTGCGTGGTTCGTTATCAAAAACAAAAACACTATCGCTCCAACCACACGTCCTAGGATCAAGATCGGACCCGCACATAGCAACACAGTTTTCCAAGAAGAGGGAATCAAACGGTCCTTCCACGATGTAGACTGTCTTGTTGCTATCGATTGTGTCGAGACCAAAGACTTTTTGTTTTGTTTCATCGAAAATAATAGTAATGTATCTTAGTTTTGGATTGGATGAGATTGCTCTCCCTTGTATGCCAAACCATTTTCCACTTTGGTCTATGAGTGGTATTATAATCCTTGGACTATCGTTTTGCAGATTATCAAAGGTATGTTTGTGTTTATTAACAAACTCTTTGAAATGTTCTGCATAGAAAATTCTATCAAGTTTATCTCCATTAATATTTCTTGATTCAAGGTAGGATCTTGCAGGGTGTTCTTTATTTAGGTCAGAGATTTTTGGAATCTTAGTACCTGTATTAAAGATTGGTTTGGTTTGAAGACTTGTAAATTTTGGTTCAGCAACTCTTGTACTTTTACCTGTCAATCCCATCTTATATCTTTCTAAGACAAACTGATCATACAAGTCTCTAGCATTATCCTTCAAGAAATTTCCTAGTGTTCTACCAACACCACAGTTGTGACACTTGAATATGAAATCAGAACCTTTGACGAAAAAATACCCCCTTGCTTTAGACTTATGTTTCTGTGAGTCTCCGCAATAAGGGCATCTAAAATTGTATAGGTTTGTCTTCTTTTCCTTGAAGAGATCAAGACGACTGCCTACAAGACGTGCGTACTTGACATCAACATAACTCATTATAAAAATTTCTTAAGGAACGACTTTTATTATACTTACTTCTGGGTCTGGTGTCAAGATAGGTCCAACAATTCTTTGACCTATAGGACTAACAAGGAAAGATACTATGGTAAGACCTCCTGCTATTGACCACATTTTCTTTTCCATAAGTCTAAGTCTATCATCTACCTTTCTTATATCTCTTTCGCATCCTTTCTTAATAGCATTTGTCTCTCTATTAACATCAGCAGATAGTCTGTCTATCTTCTCAAATAAAACTGTATCAATTTGATCTTGCTTATCTAACTTCTCATTATGAACCGCAAGCAGTTGACCCATCTTTACAGAGTTCTCTTGAAGGGTATCTACAACTTTTTCTAGTCTTTCTATTATCGCTGAATTAATATCAGACACTACATTGCTCCTTGACGCTTATCCCAGTAATATTTTAACACAGTAGAAGGTGTTAGACGGGTGATTTTTATCTTATCAAATTTTTCTGGTCTGTATATAGACCTCAAACGTATTTTTACATCAGAGACACTACGACCATAGAATACAAAGTCTGTCTCTCCTTCAAACTCAGTGAACTCTACTTTGAAAGGAAAGTATCTCCCCTCATTTCTAGTATAACTTTCTTTAGTAGTAGAAGGACCACACTTGATGGTTCCATTCTTTTTAGTTTTACATTTAAACTTTCTACCTTTAAGTGGTCTACCTATACCACCTAACGGTTCATCTAGTCCTGCTGTAGGACCATTAGGATCAGAGTCACCAGAGAATCCTGCTGCTTGTGCAGTAGAACCTGTACTCATAGTAGGTGCTTCTTCTTTGACAGTTTTCTTTTTCTTCCCTGCCTTAGCAACATACTTTCCTTTCGCATCACTATGACTGGTAGATCCAGGTCTTGCTGACGATACAACAGCACCATACCCAACCATATATTCTTTCACCATAGGTAGTTCTTTCTCTTTAGTAGAGGCGAACTTCTTTACATCAGTCTTTTTCATATCACTAGCAGCAGACGCAATCTCTTTCGATGGTGCAGACATCTCGCCCTTCTGGACTGCTCTGACCATCCCCATAAATCTACGTTGTTTAACTGATACTGCGGGCATTAGAGTTTACTTAACTGTGATGTAACTTCAGCGTCAATGACTATCTCATCAAGAATACCATTGCCACCTTCGGGATCTAATCTATTCAAATATAATAGATAAGATTTCATAATAGACCAATACTCCATCTCGATTTTAAAAATCAATAGGGGTATCGCTGCTTCACCAAATACATTAAACAATACAATCAAATGGTTTAAGATCAAATGATTACGCAATACCCCAGACTTAACATACCTACCAAAAAGACGTTTGAGATATTTAAACCTCATCATATCTTCTTGGAAATCGTCGTATGTTACTGACTGGGGATTGTCATAATGCTTCATAGCGAACAACATATAGTTGTCGTTCGTTAATACTGAAAAATTCATAACGAATTATAATTTAATTAACTAACAAATGTTAGAGTTGCGATAGAACTTACTACCTCTTTAGCACCTTTGCTACTGTTAACTTTAACTCTGTATGAGTCACCTGAGTTAGCAGCAAGTTGTCCAGACAATACAAGAGATGCACTTGTAGCACCACTTACGTCAGCAAATCTAGTACCACTAGCAGTTCTCTTCTGCCACTGATATGTGATTGTACCTGACTGATCAACAGTTGCAGCAACTGTGAATGTTGCAGCACCACTAGATGAGTTCTGGTTAGCAGGTTGTGTACCGATAGTAATAGTTTCAAGTACGTCTGCTACTACTGTCTCGTCTGCCATATCACCTGATGTTCCTACTGCTACTCTTAGTGCAGCAAGTTTTTCTGCTTTATGACGTGTGGTTCCTTGTGCTGTATTGTATGTTCTATACAACCACCATCCTGGTCCGTCTATACCACGAGACTTGTTAGATGCAATTCCATCTTCTGTTGTATCTACAAAGACTAATTGATAGTCAGTGATACTATCTCCACCTTTGATTACATACTCTGCAACCGCTTTTGGTGGGGTTCTTTTAATTACGCTTGATGCAGTAACTGTTGCAGTTGAACCTGCATAATTTTTGTGTAACTCTATAGCAGTAGTGCTAGTTACCTGTTTAACAATATAAGCAACGCTAGAAATTTCTAGTACGTCACCTGGGACTACGCTATCAGCAGCATTTTTCGTTACAGTAGCGTCGCCATTAGTGACGCTAATGTTCTGTGTAAATGCAGCAGCGTCAATCTTACCATAGATCGCCATTAGTTATTCTCCAAGAACATTGTGTTTCCTATTATTTATTTATAATAAAAAGGAGGGGTGTACCCTCCTTCGTTTATCTTGCTTTGATTGCTGCTGAGACTTGCTCAAACAACTTATCATCTGCTTGTGTTTTAGTCATTTTGACTGCTTTACCGATGATGACTAAACAGATGTCGATGAGTTTATCACCAAGTTCTGCATCATCAGGGATTTTTGCGATTGCTTTCTCTATAATACTCTTTGCAAAGGGTAAGAGAAAACTTGAAACTGAACCAATCATTTTAATAAAGAATAAGGTACCTACCCTATATATACATCAATGATTATGTGCTTCAGACACTAATACTTCTAAGTCTTCTACCGCTACGTTCTCATAGATTCTTCCACCCTTGTCTACGATGTCATAGTGTGATACGTAGTGAGTGTTACCCTGATCATCTGGTTCTTCCATCTCAACTAGAGTGTGATGCTCTGGGATTGTAGTTACAAGACCATAATCAGCGTGCTCTGCCATCTTTGCACAGATATGAGTCTTCTTACCCATTGCTTTAGCAACAGTCTTTCTTCTGTTAAGAAGATACTTATCACTTTTATCGTGATCACCGTCGTTGTCGATGTCCTTGTCCTCTTTTCCTACAGGATCAAGTGTTTTCTTTGCTTTCTCTTGTAGGTTTTGTACTTCAAGACGAAGCATTTCGCGAATAGATTCTTTCATTAGATCAGATTTCTTAGGGTTTACTAAAATCTTAGATTTTTTCTCAGATAGTTCCATTTTATTTATTCTTTTTCTCTTGTGACTTATTGTACATAAGAACATCGTATTTATCTTTTGTACTATGAGGTCCAGGTCCACTCAATCTCTTGTTTGCTGCCCTTATATTATCAGGAACACCAAAATACTTTTCATCCATTCTTTCCCTCCAAGAATAGTTTTCTTTTTTGACCTTCTTTCTTGAAGGTTCATCGTAGTCAGTCTTACCGTGTTTCTTTGTACCCGCTAAACCTTGACCTTGATTGTGCCAATGAGATCCACCTTGTCTATCATCATCAAACTTACTTGTTGGTTTGTTTGGTCTATTGACGTGACCTTTATCCTTCTTGACACCTCTCTTCATATCGTGAATATCCCTACGAATAGGAGCATTATACTTTGCACCGAAAGTATCTGATCCACCATAACTACGTGCTTTTCTATCTTTTACTTTAGTCGCTCTGTCTTTTCCCATATCTCCCTTTGGAGTTTCAGAAATAACAAATGTGGATGACTTAATTATTTCTTCTGGAACACAGTTAGGAACTTCTTTTCCATTTTTAGTTTTAGTTGGAGGACTACCAATCTTCTTTCCATCCCAACACTTAGATGCTCCCACGTTCTTACGTGCTTGCTTTAGACCTTCCTCTACAGAACTAGGTGTAGTATCTTCGTGTTCAATTACCTTACCATTTTCATCTTTTTGATGATGCTCTACAAACTTAACAGGCATTGATACAGTTCCTTTTCCTGGAACATACTTTGTAGTTCTAGGATTCTTAGGATCATCTGACTTGAAGTCTTTATGAATCTTACCATACTCCTTCTTAGTCATCTTGAGTTCTTCATTATAATTAGCAACTGCCTCTTTAATTTTTAGACTAACTAACCTATCAGGTGCGTCTATATTCACAGTAGGTTTAATACCTTTCTTTTTTCTCAATGCTTTAGTCTTAGCAATGACTCTATCTCTTGCTTCAGATGCTGCTTTGTTAGGACCATCGTATGCCATAGCACCTTTAGCAGTTCTAGGTGGTTTTTGCTCTTCAATATGCTCCACCTCTTCTCTCTTGAACTGAGGATGGTTGTCCAACTTCATTCCTCTTTTCTTTTCAAGTGCTGCTTTCTTTTTTGCTGATTCTTCTCCTGTGTTATCAGAGTATCTATTGTCATACTTTTCATATACAGAAGCGTATGCTTCTGCCATCTTCTCTGCTGCTTTTGACATACCACCCACTCTCTTGTGGATTTGTGCTTGCTTTATTTTTTTAGCATCAGGGTTATCGCCTTTGTATTTCATATGTCCTGCAACTTCTTTTGATGCTTTAGCAACGTAACCACTTAGAGTTTTGTTACTCAACTCATCAAGATTCTCAACCTCTTCTACATTTAATGTCTTAGGATAGTCCTTATCACCAGGTTTTGCAGGAGATTCTCCTCTCTTTCTCTTAGCGTGGATGTTATCCCATAGTCCTTTTTTTTCCTCTATATGTTCTACCTCTTCTGTCTTAGCAGATGCTTCTGATGGTTTTGCTTTTATAGTTTTCTGATTCTCACACTGTGGATCTACAGTAGTCTCCTTTTCCTTAACAGTATCAATCTTTGGAGAAGCATCACTTGGTTTTGGATTAAGTGTCGCTGCGTTTGCTGTCTCTACAAAAATCTGTGCTATTTCTTTTTGTGCAGTGCTGTGTGTATGCACATCGATATACTCACTAGGGTTATCGGTGTTATGATTAGCATACTCTACGACATATCTGACACGTTGTACGTCTGAAGGACTATACTTCAATAGTTTTGTCGCTGTTTTAAGGTCCATTTGATTAATTATCCTATGATATTATTTAGACTTTCGGAAGTCGCTAAATTTCTTTACGCTTTGCCCAGGAGTCATTGCCTGTACTGCTTGTCTATAGGTATCGGTTCCTATTTTCCAGTCGTTTCCTGACCCATCATCAGCAGAATGATGTTTTTCTTTTACCTCATTTAGTGAGGTTAACCAACAACGGAATCTCCATCCGTTACCGTCTTCAAATATTGCATAGTTAGTTCCACGATGAACAATCTTACCTTGAACACCAGTGTCTAGGTGCTCAACTACTGTTCCAATATCAAAAATACTTTTGCGAACGTATGCTTCTCTTAAGTTTTGTAGATCTAACTTAGGAGCGATCTGCCAGAGTTCTTTAATCTCTACGTCCTCTTTCTCTTGGATACCCATACCTTTACGTACCGCATCCATAAGTCTTTTTGCTACTCCCTCATCTTTTCCAGGGATACCTTTAGCAAAATCTTCTAGGTTTCCTTCAGCAGCAAATGCACGCATCTTAGATGCAGACATACCTTCAACACCTTCAGCATCAGGATCTCTTTGTCCACCAGATATTACCTTGAGTTCATCAAAGTTGTATGCTTGACCATTATATTTCTGTAGGAGGTCATTAAATTCTGCTACCCTATCACTACCAACAACCATAGTTATTGAACTGTAACCCTCTTCATTGATAGAAGACAATACATTAAAAATGTTTCCTTTATCAGGATCATTTTGTATTGCGTCTGCGTGGTCGGGGAACATCTTTTTAAGATAGTTTATCTTCTCCGCAGGTTCCAACGGATTTTTCTTTGCATCAACAGTACGTGATGGATAAATCCTGTATTCTCCTCCTTTAGAAGACTCCGCAACTTTGGATAAAAGTTTTTCGTGACCCACAGTAGGAGGATTGAACCTCCCAAAAGTAATTGCAATGTTTCCAAGATCATTTACCGAATCATTACCTTCCTGTTCAACAGCACCATTCTCAGCAGAGGCAGTTGCTTGTTCTGCTTCATCACGAGATACTGTAACAAGTCTCTCACCACCTTCTGATTTTGCTACAATCTGACCTGTGCGATCAGCATAGTAACCGTGACCAACGTGTTGGAGACCTCGTTTCGCTGCTGCTTCTCCTGCAACAGTACGTGCTTCTGATAGGAATTGCTTAAATTTCATAATACTATTTATCAACCCCAGTTCTTTTCTATATTAAAGTTAGTTTTACTGAACTCTAGTCGGTCAACTAACTTTATAGCGGAACCAGATTTAATTGCTACAAAACCTTCTGGTGCTGTAACACGATAACCATTGTCAGTTTTGATGTAAGTACCAATAGTATTTACTTTTGATAACTGACGAACAATATACATCTTACATTCAGTTAAATTCATATAAGATGCTACTGTCATATATATCGGTCGTGCATTAGTTTTAATAAACTTCAGACCATCTAGTTGTATCTGTTTATATTTATTCTTTGTCGCTTCTGTTTTCTTTGTATCAATTTCTTTTTGTAATGATGCCTTATAAAATTTCTCAAAGGCATTAGATACATCTGCTGTACTAGAAAACTTCACACCCTTTTTAATATAACTGTTAAAAAATAACTTAAAGACTTCTGATAGTAAAAACTTACCACTACCTGTCTGTCCTAGAATATCTAAGAACTGTGATGCTTGTTTGAGAGAACCCTCTGCACGGTTTGTTGCTGATATAAACTTAGATAATGTAGGTCTATCAAATGTAGAGGCACCTGTTGCATCTTTAAATTTAGATGAGAATACTACTACTTCATTACTCTTCATAGAAGATGTATTAACACCAAAAGATGCTTTCATATCTCTAACTGTGCCATCACCACCGCTATACTTTGTATGGAATACGATACCCATCTTTGCGTTTCTAATTTTCTTACCCATATCACTCTTTACAGGCACAGCGTAGGTAATAGTATTAGGTGTGAACACATAACAAGGTTCACCATTTACTTGTCTAGCAACCACATTATTATAAAAAAGTAAATCACCTTGCAGTACACCTTTGATACCTAACTTAGGTAAATATTCTAAACAAATCTTAAGTTTATCTGCTAATTGACCTGCATAGTATGTGTCTATATCACTATTGCTTCTACAAATTTTTGGTGTTCCTTTATTAAATACTGCTTTTGTTCCAACAAAAAATTTTCCTGTGGTAGGATGTTGTCCACATACAATAGCAGGTGCACCATCCCATTTGGTAGTGATCTGTATATTAGAATGTGGTTCTGTTAACATAAGACCTAACTCTCTTAGAATCTTGATAGCATTTCTACCACCATTAGACCCACTATTGAGTATATCGTCTTCTAAATGTTCGAGGTGAGTGTTCTTCATACTATCCTAGTTTAACATCTATTCTGATTACTGGATTATATTGTGTGACACCTTGTAGACTGACAGGAATCATCTCTTTAGGACCTTGAACACCCTTCCCCAGTTGTCTTGTCTTTGGAAATGTACCTTGTTTCTTTTTAGAGAATCTTGGATTCAC